TTACCATCTACTATCGAGAACGTAGTGCTTGCCTTTCTGTTTTGGGCAGGTCACAGATATTTTTACAACAAAGCTAAAGAGGAGCTATAAAATGGCTATAGTACAAGGTACTGCTTACTGGGCTAGCATTAAACGCCCTAATACAACCTATGAACCAGTGTACAGTGTCAACCTTGTGGTTGATGAGGAGACTGCCTCGGATTTTAAACGCCGAGGATTTACAATTAAAGATATGAATGAAGGCCCTGCCATTATCATTAAAAGAAAAGTGAACGGTGGGCCAAAAGGAACTAGAGAGCCTCCTAAACTTTATGATCGAATGAAGAATGAGATTGATGTAGAAGTTGGTAATGGTTCTAAGGTCAAAGTTTCCTATCGTGAGTGGGAGATGGACAGAGGTGGGCAACATTATCAAGGGCTAGAGTTTATAGCCTTACAGGTTTTAGACCTAGTCCCTTACTCTAGTGGAGGAGGAGCCGATGAGTTTGATATAGAAGAATCACTTGAGGATGAACTATGAGTATATTCAAGACTGACAATGGAGACTTCGATGTCTCCAAGATGTCTTTAGAAAACCAACGTAACTTTGAATTAGCTCAGTATCTGATAATTGATATAGAATCTTTGTCAAAAGATATTCAAACCAAGAAGGCTGCACTTGAGTACTTTAAGTTACAGCTAGGCACTGAATGTAATGATGATACAAAGGCCATATATAAAAGAACTAGGGATGAAGATGGTAAGTTTATTGCCGACAATCCCGACACTCCTGAGGATGAGGCTTGGACTATAGATTAATTGTGTGCTGTTGATTTGGGGGAGTTTAGGCTCCCCTTTTTTTTTAAGGAGCAAAAATGACATTTATTAAAACACATTTACCCTGCCCTGAATGTGGTGGCAGTGACCCAGCATCTTTGAATGATGATGGCTCAATGTATTGTTTTAGTTGTGATAAGTTAATTCCCAATCATGACAGCAGTATCTCACCCACACCAGTAGAATTTAAAACCTACAAAAATAATTCCGTTAATACATCCGATGGTTCTTTCAACGCTCTAACAGATAGAAGTATTTCTCTTAGTACTGCTAAGAAGTATGGTGTTAAATCTATTCTTAACTCTAAAGATGAAATAGATACTCACATCTATCCCTACTACAACGTCAATGAGATAGGTGCTTATAAACTTAGAGATGCTAAGAAGACATTCTTCTGGCAAGGGTCTTCAGTTGGCACTGGGCTGTTTGGTCAGCAGTTATTTCAAGAAGGAGGCAAGTACATTACTATCACTGAAGGTGAGTGTGATGCTATGGCAGGGTATGAACTGCTAGGATCTAAGTGGCCTGTAGTCTCTCTGAAGAATGGTGCTGGCGGTGCAGTCAGAGATATAAAAGCATCTCTAGAGTTTTTAGAAAAGTTTGACAAAATTGTTATTAACTTTGATAGCGATACTCCGGGTAGAGAAGCTGCCAAAAAGGTGGCTAGGTTATTTACTCCGGGCAAAGCCTTGATCATGAGTCTCCCTGAAGAGTTTAAAGATGCTAATGATATGCTACGTAATGGTAATCACAAGGCATATACTACATCTTGGTGGGCTTCTAAAACCTATACCCCCTCTGGAATCATGAGTGCCAAAGATGTTATGGCTAAATATCATGATCGCCCCGAGAAGGAATCTATTCCTTATCCTTGGCATGGACTAAACGATAAGCTGTATGGACTCAGAACCGGAGAGCTTGTTACCGTGACAGGTGGTACTGGCCTAGGTAAATCTAGTATCACCAGAGAACTAGAACACTGGCTGATTAAAAATACTAAAGACAATGTAGGTATTATTGCTCTCGAAGAGGATTACTATAAGACTGCTGACTGCCTTGTATCTATTGAAGCTAACACTAGATTATACATTGACCACATTAGAAAAGAATACCCAAAGGAAAAGCTAGATAGTATGCTATCAAATCTCTTTGGAGATGATCGTGTTTGGATTCATTCACACTTTGGGTCTAACGATATTGATGAGATCTTTGCTAAAGTAAGATACATGATTGTCGGTCTTGATTGTAAGTGGGTAGTAATAGATCACTTACATATGCTACTGTCGGCTAGTGCCGAAGGGGATGAACGCAGAACGATAGATACAATTATGCACAAGCTCCGCTCTATAGTTGAAGAGACGAATGCAGGTTTAATATTGGTATCTCACCTCAAGAGAATTGAAGGCAACAGAGGCCATGAGAATGGAGTTGCTGTTAACCTCAGTCACCTTAGGGGTTCGCAGTCTATAGCACAGCTCTCAGATTGTGTACTAGCCTTAGAACGTAATCAGCAGTCTGATGATCCTAATGAAGCCAACACTACCCATGTTAGAGTATTGAAGTCTAGGTATACTGGGGATGTAGGCATGGCAACCCATCTTACTTACGACAAAGAAACAGGAAGGCTGGCTGAAGTAATTGACTATGAAGATGACTTTGAAGATGCGGAAGAAGCACTATGAAATCATTAATTTTTGATATTGAAACAGATGGGATAACAGATGTAAGTGTTATCTGGTGTATCTCTGCTGTAGATTTAGATAGTAATACTGTGTATGAGTTTGGCCCTAGTCAGATAGATGAAGGGGTCAAGCTACTACAACAGGCTGACAAGCTTATCGGTCATAATATTATTAACTATGATATACCTTGGATAGACAGGATGTGTGGCGTTGACCTATCAGATAAAAAACTGGTAGATACTTTAATCATTTCTAGATTGTTCAATCCAGTACGTGAAGGAGGTCATAGCCTTAAACAATGGGGTGAGTCGGTAGGCTTCTCTAAGAGTGGGTATGATGACTTTACAGCCTATAGTCCTGAAATGATGGCAAGATGTACCAGCGATGTTATTCTAAACAAGAAAGTTTATTTTGAACTACGCAAGGAAGCTGCGGGTTTCTCGAAACAGTCTATAGATATAGAGAATAAAGTTGCCCACATCCTGAAGGAACAGGAAGAACATGGCTTCTTGTTTGATCAGAAGACGGCATCTATTTTACTGGCAGAACTGAATGAAGAAGTTGAGATAGTAACTGCTGAAGTTAAGAAGCGATTCAAACCTAAGGTAGAAAGAATAGAAATATTCAAACGTCTAACCAAGTCAGGCAAAGTATCGAAGATGGGCGAAACTTTACAGGGTAAGGGACTAAGACTTACAGAAGATGATCACAAGGAAATAGCTAGTAAAGGATCTATCATACGTGAGAAAAGAATAGAGTTTAATCTAGGCTCACGCAAACAGATAGGAGAATATCTAAAAGAGTTTGGGTGGAAGCCCAAGAAGTTTACCCCAACAGGTCAGCCAATGGTTGATGAAAAGATATTATCTAATGTAAAAGGAATACCAGAAGCAGCACTGATAGGTAACTATTTGATGCTTCAGAAACGTATCTCACAGATAAATGCATGGTTCAAGGAGCTAGAAAAAGATGGCAGAGTGCATGGATTTGTTAACCATAATGGTACTGTTACTGGTAGAATGACTCATAGGAACCCCAACATGGCTCAAGTTCCAAGCTGTTCCGCTCCTTACGGTAAGGAATGCAGAGCTTGTTGGGTAGTTCCTTCTAAACATAAACTAGTAGGCATTGATGCTAGTGGTCTTGAGTTAAGAATACTTGCTCACTATATGAATGATGAGGGATTTATAGATGAAATTCTCAACGGAGACATACACACAGCTAATCAAAGACTTGCAGGTCTTGAATCAAGAAATCAGGCAAAGACATTCATATATGCACTCATATACGGAGCCGGAGATGAAAAGATTGGCACAGTGGTTGGAGGAAGCAAGAAAGACGGCAAAAGACTTAGAGACACTTTCCTCAATAATCTGCCATCATTTAGAACTCTTATCGCTAAAGTATCGAGAGCTGCAACCAGAGGTTTCCTCAAAGGAATAGATGGTAGAAAAATAAAAGTTAGATCCCAACACAGTGCATTGAATGCCTTGTTACAGGGAGGAGGTGCTATCGCAATGAAGCAGGGATTGATTCTGTTTCATGAAAAGATACAGAAGTATAATGCTGTTGTAGTGGGCAACGTCCACGATGAATGGCAAGTAGAAGTACCAGCCCAGTATGCAGAAGAAGTAGGGAGGGTAGGTGTTGAGTGTATTATACAGGCAGGTAAAGATCTAGAACTTAACTGTCCCTTAGATGGTGAATATAAAATTGGAGATAACTGGAGTGAAACACATTAAACACGAACCAAACAGGGTAGGTGATCTAGGAGAATACTATGCTATCACATGGTTATGGGATAATGGTTATCATGTCTTTAAAAACTGTGGGTGTACAGGCCCTATAGATATAGTAGCTCTTTCACCTGAAGGAAAGGTAACGCTCATTGATGTTAAGTCTTACAAAGACAGTAGGCTATCATCGAAATCAGAATTACAAAAAAAGCTGGGTGTACAGTACTTACACTATAACTCAAAGACGCGGAAGTGCCGCTTTGTGGAGCATAAGACATGAAGTCATTACAAAATATAGTAGAAGATATATATGAAAATCTAAAGCCTCTCTGCAATGGTGAGTCCTTAGATATATCAGAAGAAGAGATAGATAAGTTTGGCGAGGATATGAAAAACGTATTACGTCATTGGGCCAGACCTACTGCCAGAGATTCATCTTTTAAATTGAGAATGTCTAACGTAGGTAAGCCCTCCCGTCAGTTATGGTATGACAACAAATCAGAAAAATCTTCTTCCCTTTCTCCCAGCACGATGATCAAGTTTTTTTACGGCCATATTCTCGAAGAAGTAGTTCTTCTGTTGGCTAGGCTTTCGGGTCATGATGTAACAGATGAGCAGAAGGAAGTAGAGATCAATGGAGTTAAAGGACATATCGACTGCAAAATAGATGGTGAAGTTGTAGATGTAAAGACTGCATCCTCATTTGCCTTCAAGAAGTTTAGACATGGTACACTACCTGATGATGATCCTTTCGGTTACATTGCACAGATCTCTGGCTATGAACAGGCAGAAAAAAGTAGTCATGGCGGTTTCCTAGCGATTAACAAAGAGACAGGTGAGCTTGCTTTTTATGAGCCTGATGAGCTTAGTAAGATAGATACTAAGAAACGTATCGTATCTCTCAAGAAAATATTAAAGTCTAATAGCCCTCCCTCAAAATGTTATCCTGATCTACCCGAAGGAGCGAAAGGAAACATGAAACTTAATCGTGGTTGTTCCTACTGCCCTCATAAGTTCATATGCCATTCTGATTCTAATAATGGCGAGGGGCTTAGAGGATTTAAATATGCCAAGGGCGTTACTTATTTCACAAAGATAGTCAAAGAACCTAATGTGGAAGAGATATTATGAATGGTAGAAAAAGTAAATTAGCGAGAAGGCTTGCTAAAGACCTAGCATTTGGATGGCTTAAAACTCTAGTCTCTTCAGAAGAAGCAGAGAAGATAACTCAAGATAACTTTATGGATCTCATGCCTACACAGACCCATATCATGAATGAAGGACAGATGCGTTTGATGCCTAATACCTACAGGTGGTTTATTAAACAGGTCAAAACATCTGGAGTGGATCATATAAATGATAGAAAATTTAGATAGTATTGATCTAGTAGATTTGATTATAATGACTAGTGAATTCCTGTTATCTAATAACGCCGACATTGCTGAGATTCCTGATGCCGTTATTGAAAGAATCTGTGATCTTACTGACTATGAGTTAGGCTTTAGACTTGAGAGTACAATACATTGACAAAAGCAAAGATCAGGAAAGGCTACAGAAAAAGCAGGGTAAAACGTCCTGTAGAAAAGAACGTACCTACTAGTTATGATTCCATTTGGGAGTACACTTTGCATAGTGGTCTTCTTAAAAATTGGAAACATCATGACCGGAAGATCCCTTACACAGTTAACCATGTCTATCATCCAGACTTTAGCAAGAAGGTAGGGCGCAAGACTTATCTTATAGAAGCTAAGGGCCGCTTTTGGGATTACTCAGAATACAATAAATATATCTGGATAAAAAAGATGCTTCCTCCTAATGTGGAATTAGTATTTCTTTTCGCTAATCCTAACGCTCCAATGCCTCAGGCTAAAAGACGCAAGGACGGAACCAAACGAAGTCATGGTGAATGGGCAGGAGCTAATGGCTTCAAATGGTATAGTGAAGAAAGTATTCCAGATGATTGGGTAGATATGGAGTACCGTGAAAGCGAACAGTTTAAAGAAGAGTATTATGATATAGATAAGGAGCAAGAATAATGATTGAGAACACAAAAGTCACAGATAACGATCCTGTGAATAGTCCTACCCATTATAATTCAGGCAAGCTTGAGTGCATCGAGGCTATGGAAGCCATGCTTAACCCTGAGGAGTTTATAGGTTACTTGAGGGGCAACAGCCTAAAATACAGATGGCGTTTCCGCTACAAGAATGGCATAGAAGATTTATATAAAGCACGATGGTACGAGGACAGACTTATTAAGTATATAGAAAAAAATGGATGTAAAGTAAAAGAGGAACCTTACCTCGATTATTTAAAGGATCATTATAATGACAACTAAAATTGGTGTACAAGATTATAAGGGAATTAAAATAGATTATTCCCGTGAAGAGTTACTTGGTGATTTTGCAATCGCCACGTTAAAAGATAGATACCTCTGGGCTGATGAAGAACATGCTCAAGAGGCTTTCGCAAGAGCATCTATATTTGGAGCAACTTATAATGAAATTACTGACTATGCTTTGGCACAACGGCTTTATGACTATAGTAGCCTACTCTGGTTTATGTTTAGCACTCCTATCCTTAGCAACGGGGGTACCAGCCGTGGCCTTCCTATCAGTTGCTTTCTTAATTATGTTCCTGATTCCCGTCATGGTTTATCTACTCACTATGATGAGAACATATGGCTTGCAAGTGGAGGTGGAGGCATTGGTGGATATTGGGGTGCTGTTCGCAGTAACGGCGTGGATACTTCTAACAGCAGTAAATCTACTGGTTCTATTCCCTTCATGCATGTAGTTGACAGTCAGATGTTAGCCTTCAATCAGGGAGTTACCCGAAGAGGAAGCTATGCTGCCTATATGAATATCTCTCACCCGGAGATTGAAGAGTTTATATCTATGCGTAAGACAACAGGCGGGGATATAAATAGGAAATGCTTGAACTTACACAACGGTGTTAACATCACCAATGATTTCTTAGATGCTGTAAAACGTGATGACGATTGGAGACTTATAGATCCTAAAACTAATACTGCAATTAAGACTGTATCTGCTAGAGATCTTTGGTGGCAGCTTATATCCACTAGGGCCGAAACAGGTGAGCCTTATATAGTTAATATAGATAGATGTAATGAAAGTTTACCTGATGAGCAAAAAGCATTAGGGCTTAGTATCAAACAGAGTAATCTATGTTCTGAAATTACATTAGCTACAGATGAAGAACGTACCGCTGTATGCTGTTTGTCCAGCGTTAATCTAGAACACTTTGATGCATGGTCAACATTAGATACCTTTATACCTGATCTAATTACAATGTTAGATAATGTGATACAACATTTTGTAGGTTATGTTGTAGGTGATTGGCCTGTACAAAATGAGTATATGATAAACAAACCTTTAAACTTTCCAGAGTTTAAGAATTGCTGCGACCCTGAAAAGATTGGCTATTCAAAAGCGGCCTATTCAGCTTACCGTGAAAGATCTTTGGGTCTAGGAGCTATGGGTTTTCATAGTTATTTACAGGCCAAGGGAATACCTTTTGAGGGTATGTATGCTGCCTCCTTCAATCACAAATCTTTTTCTCTTATTAAAGATCGGGCTTCTGCTGCTTCACGTATATTAGCTGAAGAAAGAGGAGAGGCTCCTGATATGATAGGTAGTGGTAGAAGGAATGCCCACCTCATGGCTGTAGCTCCTAACGCCTCTAGCTCTATTATCTGTGGTGGTACTAGTCCTTCTATTGAGCCAGTAAGGGCCAATATTTTTACTCATAAGACTCTCTCTGGAAGCTTTAAAGTTCAGAATAAATATCTAGATGATGTTCTCCTTGAGCTATACCCCGACAATACTAAGCGAAAGAAAATATGGAAAAGCATAGCAGAGCATCAGGGTTCGGTTCAGCACCTTGATCTACCTGATAGTGTTAAAGAAATATTTAAAACAGCAGATGAGATAAATCAGATATGGATTGTAGAACATGCCCATCAGCGGCAAGACTACATCTGCCAGAGCCAGAGCGTCAACCTATTCTTTATTCCTCCTAAGGCTACGGAGCCTCAAGAAGTACATGATGAGTATCTCCAGTATATTAATGATGTACACTGGGCGGGTGCCAAGAACTTAAAGTCTATGTACTATCTCAGGTCAGACGCAGCAAGATCTGCTGAGAATGTAAACATTAAGATTCCTCGTATCAACCTTTCTGAGGGGGAGTGCCTAAGCTGTGAAGGCTAAAACACTTGTAGAAGTTAAATGGGATGATGCTTGGACTGACTTTCAGGACGTTGAGGTGTCGAGAGCAAAAAAACTAAAGCCCATACCAAGAACCACAGTAGGATGGTTGGTAGAAAATAATAGTGATTGTGTTGTATTATGTACAGATTACTATGACAAAGATAAATCAATAATAAACACGCCTATTGTTATTCCAACAGGAATGATTAAATCTTTACATAAATATGAAGTCATATAGGTATTGTAATTGTGGATTTAAAATGATGGAGGTCTTAACCTATGACGAGGATGACCCACAAAAGAAGGTACAGCATAAAGCTTGGCAGTGTCCCTATTGCCGAAACCGTATAGAAGATAAGGAGAAAAAGTGAGTTTACTATCAACACGCGATTACTATAAACCTTTTGACCACCCTTGGATGTTTGATTACTATTTCCAACAGAACCAGATGCATTGGTTCCCTGAGGATGTACCTCTACACAACGATGTAAAAGATTGGCAGGATATGACAACTGCTGAAAAGAATTTACTTGTGCAAATCTTTAGACTTTTTACCCAATCAGACGTTGATGTGGGTAAAGGATACGTAGATAGGTACATGAGAATCTTTAGAAAGCCTGAAGCCCGGATGATGATGGGTTCATTTGCCAACATGGAATCGATACACCAACACGCCTACAGCCTGTTACTAGACACAGTAGGTATGCCAGAGACAGAGTATAAAGCTTTTGCAGAGTATGAGGAGATGGCCTCTAAGCATGAGTATATCAATGACCTGAAGATTTCCAAGACAGATAAAAAGTCTATTGCTAAGAACCTTGCCGTATATAGTGCCTTTACAGAAGGACTACAGTTGTTCTCAAGCTTTGTAATACTGCTTAACTTCCCACGTTTTGGTAAGATGAAAGGGATGGGACAGATTGTAAGCTATAGCATTAAGGATGAATCCCTACACGTTGAGGCTATGACCAAGCTATTCAGGGAGTTTATACAAGAGAATTTAGATATATGGACTGATGAGTTTAAGAAAGAAATCTATCAGTCATGTAGAGATATGGTAAACCTAGAACAGAAGTTTCTTGATTTGGTATTTGAACTTGGTGACATCCCCGGCCTAACACGCAAAGAGATGTCGGACTATGTTGAATATATTGCAGACCGCAGACTGCTTCAGCTTGGCCTAAAGCCTAACTACAAAGTAAAAGAGAACCCCTTAGATTGGTTAGATGATGTGCTAGGCGTTGAGCATCAGAACTTTTTTGAAGGCAGAGCTACCGCATATATGAAAGCCGGACTCAGGGGTAAGCAAGAAGGAATCACTTTCTCGTGAAAAAAGGTAATATTGTTTCTATGGCAGTTCAGCTAGGAATTGATGGTAATATATACTGTGAGTTCGCTGAACTTCCTTTTGAAGAAATAGAAAAAGTATTTAAAAATAAATACGAAGCCTCTTTAATAAAGACTATTCATACGTTTATGAATAAGAAATTTAAAGAGTCTTCGGTTTCTTTAGAAAAAGAAATGCAAGCAGTTACTGCTACCATAGTTAAGTAGGATATTCATTAGTACGAATCATAGCGGCTATTTCTGTAGCCCTATTCCCTACTTGATCAGCCCATCGAGATCTCAAAAATTCATCGGCTGCTTCTGTGTACTTACGCTGAGACATAAAGTCTAAGGCTTTGACAAAAGTAGCTAGCCTTGGAACCCCCATATTAAATGCTAGATTCAACAGGGCATCCTTCCTAGCTCCTTCTAAATACTTATAGAAATAAAATCTTTCGGTTAGCTCTTCATGAAAGTTTTGTATGTCATTCTTCAGGAGGTATCTGGCCTCATCTTCACTGATGCCACAATCTTCTAAGTTTCTACCCACACCGATAGTTAATTTATTTGAAGTACATCGGTAAGGTTCAAGTTTTAAACCTTCATGTCTTATTAGTAAATCAATCAGCCCCATAAAGCCTTTCCCTTAAAAGATTTTCATAGCCTTCATCATCCAGATGAGTAACAGCAATCCAAGCGTGAGACATCTCATCACCAGTACGGCTTCCACCTACCACCCACTGATCAGGATCAGGGTTATTAGGGTTATCTTCTGTGTTGTCGTACCATTGTTTTACTACCATTACTTCTCCTGCAAGCAACAAGGGAGCCTCTGAGGGGCTGTATAGATGACTGTGGTGCCAAGTAGCACTCCAATTAGATATCTGACTGACGGGTCTTGTACGTCCTGTAAGGGGGCTAAATATCTCTAGTGAAGCAGCATTCATACGAAGATGACCGTGGGGCTGGAAGCTATCTATCCTGACAGGGTGATCAAAGCTGTGAAACCCTTGTGTCATAGTGTAACCATTAGGAGGAATAATTAAATGTCCATTCTCATAACCATCCCTTAGAGGATAGAGCTTTAAGTCTTGTTGATAGACATCGTTGTTAGCTTGATAGTCTTCTTCATGAAACCATAAACCAATCTCTACCACATTATCTTTAATCATGTTCCCTTCTGCTGTGGCTCCTACACCACCGGGAAACATATGGATATCCCAACGCACCAAAGAGTTAGCAGGGAAAGTACGGCACACTCCTTGAGGCATTAATTCACCCCACTTGCCCATAGCATATTCAGTCAACTGACCATACTGCTGCAGCTCTCCTTCATCATCATATACATATACATCTGAGTTAGCGTGATGAACTACAGCCGCTGCATCACCCCTAGGCTTAACCTGTACAGCTTTTATACAACGTGTTTCAGCTAATTGAGGATCTACAAACTCCTTGCTCCATAGGTCATTGCCAGTAGCAGGGATGTCGTAGGATGAAGAAGGTATGATAAGGTCAGGACTACCAAACTCTGGCTCAAAATTCCAAGATTCTAAACTAGGTAGGGCAGGAGGTTGAACAACTGTATCTCGACTACCATAAGGAGAACCAGAGTTTACCCAGTTCACAACAGTTTCTATCTGCTCCTGTGATAGTCTCCAATCTCCTTCAAGGTTTTGAATGCCTATATGATCATCATAAGCATAAGGGGGCATCTCTCTATTAGCTACCTTATGGGAAATTAAAGGAGACCAAGGTCTTACCTGTTCATAAGTCTCAAAAGACATAGGGCCTATACCGCCTTCCCTGTGGCAGACAACACAGTTATTATTTATTATACTTGCTACCGTATCGACATATGTATCATCGGCTTGAGCCGCCGTAGCTAGTCCCATACAAACAGCTAATAAAGTCTTTTTCATATTACCACCTATCAAATAGTTGATCCGCAGAGCAGTGAGGCTGTGATCTACAGTCTCTAAGATTCATCTGAAACAATTCCTCAGGCATAGTGTTAGGAAACTCTATAGGAAAATCGTAGTTCGATGTTGAACAGCCAGTTAAAATAAGTAATGCACATAGTGAGTATTTCATAATTATCTTAGATTGTATGCAAAACTACCAGATTCTACTTTATCTAGATCGTTCACATTAAATACTAAATCTTCTCCATATATTAAAGGTTTCCCTTCAGCTAATTTTTTACTTGTGTTGTAATAGGCTAGCGCCAGTTTAGTTTTTGCATCTTCTTCGTTTTCTGCCACATCTCTTAGATTAGCACCGTATGCATTATTAACCATATCTAGTTTTTCAGTATTAGGGTTTTCTCTAAAAAACGATTGGCCTATTTCCTTTGCCTGAAGTAAAGGATCTTTAAGCGTAGAGCCATGCTTGTATACTAGGTAGGCATGATTTAAAGCATTGAAGGCTTCTTCATCAGCCCCCGAACCAAACTTCCCGAACCCTGCTTCATCAGTAGGTATCATAGATCTTTGAGGTATTAGGCCCTGTTCAGCAAATTGATTTACTAAACGAACAACTTCTTTTTCATGAGCGCGTTGCTGTTCTGCACCAAAGCCTAAAGCTTCGGCTCCAGCCGTAAGAGTTTTATTAAATATCTTTTTTAATACGCCGCCGTCTGCAAAGTCGGCTCTATCAAGTTCTGCTATCCTTTCTTTTCTTTCTAATAGCAGCTCTTTTAATTCTTCAGTATCACCATTTGCTTTTGCCGTGGCTATCATCTCTTCGTATTCTAGCTCTATGTCGGCTATTTGATTGGCTATTGTACTGTCCTGTGCAAAGTCATCATAGGCCATATCCCTAGCTCTAATATTATCTAACTCATTTGTGATCAAAAAAGTTTCATCTGCTAAGTCTTGACCAGTTTCCATACCTATTTCATCTGCCAGTTCACCCGACCTATTGAACACCTGAATTTCTTCATCTGTATATCCTCTAAGTCTTGAAAACTCTTCGCCACCTACCTCGCCTTGTTCTAGTATTTCAGGGGGAATAGGACTATGCTTTTCGTCTAACAAAGCGCGAGTATTAGTTTGTAGAAATTCTACATACTTTGGATTAGCTGTGCTTAACTCCAAAGGAATATCCATATCCTCAATAGGTGTATCTACAGCATTAACTATTCTACTAGCAGCCTCTTGTGCTGAGTCTCTAGAGACATTTCTTTTAGAATATTTTTCAATCACATCTGCTAGTAGCCCTATAACAACTTTACCACCGCCAGCAAATTCTACGCGCTCTTCCTCATCAATAAAGGCTCCACCAGCCTGTTCATTATAAGGAAGACCTGTCAAACGATCTATGCGCTCATCAGGTTCTTCAGGGGCATTAGGCACATTATAAACTTCACCGCCTATGGAAAACAAAGTTCTTCTTAGGGGAGAATCTTCTTTAGGTCTTTCTAGCCTAGTGCCTACCATATTGGAATATTGCCTAGTCATTTCTTTAACAGTAGCCCCAACAGACTCTCCCGGCCCAAACCGCATCTTTTCGTATGCGTTCCTAATCAAATCTGAAGATACTTGTGTGGGCATATATCGACCGCTTAAAAACTGGCTTATAGTTTTATTACTAAGATTTCCATCTTGTAGATACTGTGCTGTTTTTCTTTTGCCTATTAGATCTATAGAGGCTTCAACTTTTCTAGAAAGCTCTTGAGCATTTCTGTACAAAGCCTTTTCTTTATTAACATAATCTCCTACAATCTGATCCTGTGTTGATCTATAATTTACAAAAACACTCTGTAGGTTTCTGTTATCTTCGTTATAGTCTGATATAGAAAATCTTAAAGAATCTTCAGGGGCTAGCTCTTTAAATCTTACACCTAACATTGCAACAAGCTCAGTAGAAACTAAGTTATTCTTTCCTGTGTACTTATTAGGTACATCCAGCCCTGCTTCAAAAAGATTCTTTGTCTGAGTAACCACACCCGGAACAAATGCCTCTAGAATATGATAAGGAGTAGCTTCTAGTCTTTCTCTTTTAGTCATGTTTGCGGTAAACAGAGCCTTACCTTCTGGAGTTCTACCATTGCCTTTCATAGCAAACCCGACATCTGTTATTGCTTTTGTAAGTATTGTTTCATCTACATATGGTCTTACTAAAGCATCTACTGCACTTACAGTAGCATCCGCTAAATATTTATCTAGTCTCTCTCCCTGTAAACTGCCATCGCGTATTTCACGATAAGCCGCCATTAGTGGTTCTTTAATTACACTATAGCTATCTAAAAACTGTGTATCAGATGTATATAACTTATCATCCATTCTTAGAAATAACTTTGGCGCATCCTTTGACCAAGGAGTTTCAGTCAAAGTCTGTGCAGCTTCCCTCTCTTCTTCAGTTAATCCTGCAAGTTTAGCAGTGGCTGATCCAGCAGCATAAAAGGCTCCGTTAGTCGCTAGAAATCCTCCAATTCTTCTTAGTCCTCTAGCCTTTAAAACATCGTTACCTGAGGTTATTTCGCGTGAGGCTTGTCTAATTATATTTCCTGAAGTTCTAATAATCTCAGCAGGAAAACTTACAAAGCTACCAACCGGTGCGTTTCTTAAAGCCTTTATACCTTTAGGAACTCTGTCATAGTTAGGTAGAGTATCTCTGATTACATTAGCAGCCTCTTCTTCAAGAGTAGCTAGTTCTCTATCCGGGAATGCCTCTTTAAGAGTATCTAGCTCTTGATTGTATGCGCTTATTTTGAAGAGATCGTCAGTAGCAACATAAACATCTTCTACAGCATCGACAACTTTACCACCATACTTTCCTATTTTACCTAGCTTATCTCTAAGTTTACTGGGGTCAATAAGAGTATCTATATCTGACTCCATTAGAGATCTAAATTCCCCAACCCTTACATTAGTGTTTATAATGCCTAGTCTTAAATACTTTTCATAAAGTGCATCTAAGGTTACATCTTGGCCTTTTGTTAGTTGATTTTTAAGTGTTGTTCCTGCACCACTGAACTCGTAAGGTTTTAGTCCGTTAGCTGTTCCAAACTGTAAACCACCTAATAGGTTTCTAGCTTGTGTAGTCACACTGAATACAGTTTTAGCAGCCTGTGAAGATCCTTTAAGTGATAAGAAAGTTCTGTACGCATTAGCTAAAACATTGTCAGCTTGTGGGGCTGATAGAAAAGATTCGTTTTGTTTTATTGCAGTGAGTATTTCAGGAGTTGTATACTTGCCATCTAGTATTGAATTAGTTCCTGTTATCTTATTCGCATCTTTAATTAAATCTACAGGAGCATTATCTTCATCAAAGATGTATTTACCCTGAGTGCCTAGCTTGTTTAAGTTACTATAAAACTTGCTAGTCTCTACAAACCTAGACATTTTACTTACGGTAAGAACAATGTTATCCGCAGGATCTGTTATCTCTCCCATCAATGCCCTAATCTCAGGAGATATTTCTTGTTTACCTGTTAATATTTCACCATTAATTCTTTTGGCTTTTACAAAATAATCTCCTGCTGCGTTTCTATCTGCAAAGCCTCCCTGATCTAAAATATTATTTATTTGTATCTCTGCTTGCCTGTACGCCTCATCTAGATCCATTGCACCCTGAGTTTTATCCATAGTTTGTTGGACTAGATACTCTCTGGCATCATTGACAACATCTTCAGATGGTTTGAATCCTGTATCCTCAAATAAACGATAAGACCTTCTTAGATACGATCCTATATTTTCATTTACAAGTTCTTTAATCTCTAAGGGTATGCTAGAGCTTCCTGTTATTTCTTTTGATAAATCATCAATAAGCTCTCTGGCATTTAAAACTTCTTCTGCTACCTCAGTTGAAAAACCAAACTCTTCTTCTATATCCATCAAAGCAAGTTTTCTATCAGATCTTCCTAGATCTTTTAACTTTGGATCTGTAAGAACTTTTTGAACTTTATCGCTTATATCAACGTCTGAGTTTTTAGCCATCTCATCCATAGCTGTAGTTAATCTAGTGGCTATGTGTTCGGCTCTACTGACAGCAGATCTCTGCGCGTACTGGGCATCATCAAAAGCACTCTTAGCTTTGGTTGTAAAATATCCTCTCTGAGTAAAAAGCTGCCTAAATACTCTATTTAAACGACTGCTTCGCTGCTGTTGTACTTGTGCAGCCCCCTCAGCAGTTTCGTTAAACTCTATTTTATCTTCACGCTTCTGTAATCCTGCTCTTTCTCTAGAATCTTTTAGATAATCTACAAATACCTCACCCCTTTCCTCTGGGCTAAGATTTTTAGCGTTCTTGTTAAACATTGAACGCGCTTTTGAGTAGATGTCCACGGCTCCTTTTCCACCCGCTACAGCCATATCTACTAAGGCACCAAGCGCAAGACCCTCGCCTACTAACTTTAAACGCTTTTCAACTTCAGAGTCCGTTTCATCAGTTGCTAAATAAGCCGATATGTCAGCTACAGTTGTCTCAGGAAACGCTTCTTCTAAAAAGTTAAATAAATTTTCATCTTCATCGCCCAGTAGCTGATCCGTAAGCATACCACTCAAGGCTCCTTGAACTATCCTTGGAGTCTGTGCTATTGCTTTAATTCCCGCTGCTTTTGAACCTACCGCAAGATATGGCACAACTTCCGCAATCTGCCCAGTAACAGTTGTAGACCCTCGCACTTTACCTGTTTCTGGATCTAAAAGATCTGGTTGTCCTTGTGTAGCTAAAGCCGCTCCCATTTGCCCAGAAAACTTTTGAATAATTTCACGATGTTCTTTGGGTGCGAAGGATGATAAAACATCGATTCCTGTTCCTATTATACTCGCTTCAGTACGGGCCAAAACTTTTCTAAAATCAAAGACTACTCCTTCCTTTTCTACAGGAATATTTTTTATTTCTTCTTCAGGCTCTGGTTGCTCTACAGGCTCTGGCTGCTCTATAGTACTCCCAACATATTGAGCTTCAACTTGCTCATCTGTAACGTCATCAGGGACATTAGTAATAACTTTTCCTGTTGATAATGTAACTGGTCTAGGCATTGCTTAGTCCTTATGGGCGTTCATATTCTTGTGGTGAAGTCAAAGATTTTACTTGGGTCATATTCTGTAATATTCTTTTGAATAAAGAGTCAAATTGTGTTTGATATTCTTCTAAAGTAATATCTTCTCTTTCATATTCTAATACTAAAGCTTGTAGTGCTACGCCATCATTAACAACTAAATCATATCCAGCGGCTAGTCTAGCTCTTAGATCTGGATTATCTACATAAGATGGATTTTTAAGAAGCTCTGTAAATATTTCACCTTCTGCTTGCCACTGAGCCTGTGTTGTGTAGTCGCCTACTGCATCATAACCAGCTTCCTGCACTTTCGTAGCAAATGCATTAACACCATCGGTACTCAGATAATTTTTAACTTGATCAGCATAATTAAAAGTGTTTCTTAAAGTTTCTGCTGTAGCTTGGGCAGCTAATACAGGATCATCTTTCCTAGCCGAATAAACTATTTCTGGCTCACTTGTGACTGTCGTTACTTCACCTGTAAAAACATCTGTTGTTTTTATTTTTTCAGTTTTAAACAACACTTGGTTAATACCACTACCTAAACTTATAATATTTTCCTCTGTGTCTACTTTATCTCTATCTGTAGGAGCCTCTAGATCATGAACATAGTCTGTAAACTTTGCGGCCTTGACAACACTTTTTTCTTGCTCATACTTATCCATAAAGGTATTGAAGGCATCTACATTCTGAGCCAAGGGGCCATTTTGAATAGCGAGAAAAGCCTCATCTTCAAAGTCTTGCCTAGATCTTCCTGATATAGCTCCCCTTAGTTCACGACTTAGAAGACCCATGACACTAGCAGGTTTGGCATTTTTAGAAGCTAACTCTACCGTAGCATTAAAATCTTCAAAGCTTCCTACTCTTTGGGACAACGCATAAGCCTCATCATGATTTGCTGCCAGCGGAGTAATTATTTCTCCCAGTCTGTTTCTAATATCTGCATCAAATACATCAGGGTTAGCTGCAAAATCTCTCCAGCCTTCTTCGCCTTCTCTTTCAGCCAACTCTGCTCTGTAACCTTCTTCAAAAGTAGGGAGGTGCTGCTCAAACAAAAAGTCGTATGTAGATTTACCGGAAGCATCTATTTGCTTCTGAATACCACCTATTCTTGTTTTTCTATCATTGGCTATTTTAGCTTGTATTCTTTCATCCATTATAGGAGCAGAGTTAATAAAACTATTAGCAGACTCACGTAATGTATCATTTAATACAGTTCCTAAAAATTTACCAGCTACATTAGAAAATGTACCTACAGCGGCCTCCCTCTGTTGCCGTTTAGCAATATCTTTATATTGTCTACGTCTGTTGTTTTGTAACTTAGTAAAAACTGATTCAATAGCCATTTTTATTCCTCTAACAAATTCTTTTCTTGAGGAGCCATTAAACTTTCTACAGGCAACTCTTCTATTTTTTCTTGTATCTCTTTAGGTATAGCACCTTTAGGTATGTTCTGATGTTTATTTTTCATATAAGAAGCCATATCAACAGTTGCTCCTGTTGCTCTATTTTCTGCTTCTTCTTCTTCATCTTCTTCTGCATAGATAACATAATCTATACCAGCTCTTTCAGCTAATCCCATGATTATGTAAGTAGCAGGTTCTGCAAGCAGCATCATTAGATCAGGATTCCAAATACCTTTATCAAAAGCCGCAAAGAGTATAGTTTGAACAATTTCCATTATAGGAATGCCCTCTATAACTAACTCCATAACTTCTGGATATGTTTCTTCCTCTACAATCTTTGTGAAAAAATATTCAATACCTTCTCTAAGATTAGTTATCTCAGGAGCTTTTTCAAATTCATAGCGTTGCTCAGGATCGTTCGTAAGAGACTGACCCGGAATAGATCTTCCAGCTTTTAATATATGATCTACGTAACTTTTTTCCATTTTATAAGAAGCCTTGCATTCTTCTAGAATACATTCCTGTTGGTTTATACATCGCATCATACTGAAGCATAGGCGCACCATAGCCTATTTGTGGCATTTGAGATATTCCTCCTTGACTAGATGAAACCTCATAAGCATTTTCAGCTACTACTACTTGACCTCCGCTATAATCATAGTCAGGAGCCTCTGGAGCCATTAGGCTCTGTCCAACTGCCTTCACTGCCTCTGTTCCTGCTGCCGCTAGACTACGCTCTGTGATAAGATAATCTTTACCTAAATCTGATACTGCATTTTCAGAACCTATAGAAACTCCAGACTCACCTTTAATTCTGTCTAGCAAAGATGGCTTATCAAATCTAACTTCAGGTATATCTAAAGGTATATCTGCAGGAACTCCTGATTCAACTGTAAAGCCAGTAGTAGGATCAATTCTTTTTGCTGTAACATCTATAGTCGTATAGTCTCCTGCCGGAGGCTGACGCACTTCAAGACCTTGCCTAGTTAAGTTTGCTGGCCCAGAAGCAGGATAGGACGTAGTACCTATAGGTTCTGGAGGCCCAGTAAAACCAGCAGGTATATTATCAGTAGATCTTGCAAAACCATCCCACCACTTTGAACTACCTATAGTAGTATCCCAAGTTTTTCCGGTAGCAGCTGCAGCCTTTTCTAATGCTCCACCTGTTCCAAATATATTAGAAGCTGCACTTTCTACCTTTATACCGGGAATTTTATTTAGTATAGTTTTACCTATTTCGCCTGTAAAGTTTTTAACCGCACTAGTAACAGTATTAAATACTCTGCTTGTTCCTGCAGCAAACTTAACAGCAGCGTTAGTAACATGAGCTACTCCTTTTACCAAGGCATTTGTAGCAGGATTAGCTATTACCGAAGCTGCCCATGTCCCCATATTACCTAAAGTACTTGCGAGAGCTTGCCCAATGCCGGGAAGAATAAAAGCCATTGCAATCTGACCAACGATTCCAATCTTGTTCATAAACTTGCCAACTTTGCCAGCAACCTTTTTTATACCCTTACCAATCTTTTTAAAGACTTTTTTAACACCTTTAAATATCTTACTAAAAAATCCCATTTTAATTACCTATGAGCCTATAACTCTATCAGCTATTCCAATTAATGTATTTATATAGTCGGTATCCCCGGCAGCACCGGGATCATTCGCTAGTGCTGTTGCATACAAAGTAGTTTTACGCTGCTCTTCATTTTCATAAGCTGTTCTCGCGTATGTGGCATCATCACGTAATTGCTGCCAAGTGTTTGCAAGCTCTTGAGTTGATAAGTTATAAGCTTGCTGTGCTGCCGTTGCGTTTGCTGCGTTCTCAGCGGCAGTATTAATAGTGTTAGCTTGCCTACGCCATTCAGTATTAGATTGCTCTACGGCTTGAGCATTTTGAGCATTCCACATTTCTCTTTGTTGATCCATAGAAGAATTATATTGATCAACCTGTGCGGTCAACTGATTGTTAAACTTATCCGCTTCTAATTCATTTTGGGCATTTACAGCTTCCATTCTATTTGCTTCGCTAGCATTGAACTGTGCCATAGCATTTTGTTGAGAAGCATTAAATTGCTCCATCTGGGAAGCTAAATTAGCATTAAACTGTTCAGTTTGCTGGGCAGACGTAGCTTTAAATTGTTTAGCTGCATTCTGAGCCGATGCATCACTTAACATACGTTGCTGCTCTATTTGTTGATCTAATACTATTGCTTGTTGCTCGTTAGAAAGATTAGCTAAATCAAACTGTAGAAAGTTATTAGCATTCTCTATAGATACCCTAGTTCTTTGATCAACAGTAGCCAGATCTAAAGATGCAAGAGCTGTAGCATTCTGCATAGCTGCTTGATGTCTAGCATTAAAGTCTGTCATAGTAACAGTCTGCATAAACTGACTATTAGCTAGTTGGACTTGTTGATCTGCATTAAACTTAGTCAAATCAATATTAGCTACCATCTTAGCATTTTCAACAGCTCTTTGCTGATTTACATTAAGCTGTGCAATACCCATTGCTTGAGCAATATTAGCTTGAGCAAGATTTGTTTCCATTCTTGCGTTTAGATTAGCCAACTCTGTCTGCTGTGCAGCATTAAGATTATCTGAGCTTGCGTTATTTAATGAAGTAAGATTAGCAAGCTTTACTTGCTGATTAGCATCTAGATTTGCTAACTCCATCTGTTGAGTAAAAGCAGCATTTTTACTCATGAAATCTGCTGCTACTTGAAACTCTGCAAGCCTTGCTTGGTTTACTGCGCTCATGTTCTCACGTTCAGTAAGATTCATGACCTCTAGGTTTGCTAGTTCTATTTGCTGTTCATTAGAAAGATTCTGAGCGTTATTAGCTTGTACGTTTTGAACATTGATCTCAGCAGATCTTTGGCGGTTAGCCAAGTTCTGTGTGCGAATCTGTTGGTTCTGTTGCGCTGTAAGAATCGCTGCATCTTGACGGAACTGGCTTTGTAGCTGTCCCATCTCTTGTGCCATCTGCGCTGTTTGACTTGCAGCAGTTTGTTGATTGCTTAAATTTTGTAGTCTACGTGTAGAATCTAACTGAGCAGATTGTAAATTAGCTTGCTGTTCATTAGAAAGATTTTGAGTTGCTCTTTGCTGTAACGCTGTAGCATTCGATTGAGCTAGAGGTATAGCTGATTGAATAATTGCATTAAACAGAGCATCCCTGCCTACAGTTGAAACAGACATACCCCTTTGTTGCATCTGGGATTCAACTAGATCTACTGCTGGTTTAGCCCATGCAGGTACATTACCATCTTCAAGGCCACCTAATAAAGTTTCTAACTGTGAAGATACTAAAGCCTCTTGAGGCAGTGCAGCAACAGCAGCTTGTATTTCTATAGGCTGTGTATCTATAGCTGCCGTTACTGTCGCAGGATCTTCTACAATAACTTCTGCTACTGACGGAGGTAGATTAGCCACTTCTGCAACCATTGAGGCAGCAGCACCTTTAGCGGCTGTCCCTTTAATTGCCCTAGACTGAGAAGCTTGATAATTTACTGTGCCTAATATCTGAGCTTCTACGCCTGATGCAGACGTTCCTGTTATTGCTTCTCGTTGTTGCTTTTCAACTTGAGGAGTTGGAGAAATTTGTATATTAGTTGCAGTAACTCCGGGTACAAAAGAGTTAGGGTCAATTTTAAAATCAGCAGTACTAGCTAGCCCAACTGAAACATCGCCCATTGTAGCGGCTTTCGCTCTTTGGCTTAGGTCACGAATCTCCTGTATAGAAATAGGAGGACGCTCAGTTCCTACTGCGGCTACAGTTCTGTTTAGTGCTTTTACTAATTCGGCTTCATATTCTTGAGGCTCAATGTCACCTTGCATTACTGCTTCTTTTATATCAGCAGCAGTCGTTGTCATTTCAGCCACTGTTACCTTATCAGGAGCTGTAATATTTTCAAACTTATCTAGCTGTTGAATAGCAGTATCAGCGGTTACACCAGCAGCTATATTAATATCAGTTACTTCAGGTTTCTGTATGTATTTTTCTACAGCAACAGGAGGAGCTTTGTATGTACCGGGAGTATCTTCTGTAATACCTGCGACAGGAGTTTCCGCTACTAGTTGTGTTTCAAGTTCAGCACCTAAAGCGTCTGCATACATTTGTTCTGACGTTGCTGCATCAAGACCTAAAGCAGCACCTACCTCAACAACATTAGCTCCCGTATCTCTAATATATCTGGCTAGCTCTTTTTCCGAGGCATTAGGATTAGCGTCAGCATAGTCCAGAACACCCTTAGTTAAATCAACAGTAGGGATAGGCTCAATAGGCTCTCCACCGGGGCTAGTGATCTCGGGTGGAATGCCTAGCTCGAAGCGGTACGTGTCATCTGTATTAATAGCTCCAGAACCTTCTTGCCTATCTTCGTCAGTCATACCACCGCCAAAGTTTCTTTTTTTTCTTTTAGCCATTTATATCACCATTTAACCTTATGTGACCAGTAACGTGCAGAAAGTTTTGACGGACTTGCATCTTGAGCATTGTGTCTAGCATAGTACGATTTCTTTCTAGCTTTGTCTTTTGCTGTACTAGGATTCTTACCAGCACCTTTAACGCCCTGTTGACCAAAGCGAATTGTTTTTATCTTATCTCCAACTTTAGCTACAACAACATGGCTTTTAGTAGGATGACTAGGAGTCTTTTTAGGTTTGTTAAAACCTGAAACTCCTATTTTTGATAGTCTAGAATCTTTCTGCTTCATGCTTTTCTATCCACCTTTTTAACTTTTTCTACAGTTCGCATAGCTCCTAAGCCTAACATGCCCATCAATACTGGCATCATTACGTCTAATTGAATCATAGGTACTATTACTTCAGTTTCCATTAACTCTAAAGTCATATTAACAAATGGAATAATTAAAAAGTTACCCGCCATACCAAGACAACACACCCAACCAATAGCAGGCCTCCATCCACTGACAAAGACGCTTGCATGTTGCGCTTCTGTTTTGTTAATCTCTAACTGAGCTTTTACAACCTCATTAGTATGACGTTCACTCATGGTAGCTATTTCATGAGCAAGTTCAGCTTTTTTATCTTTATCTTCTATAAATTTATCAAGTACAGCAGATACAGGCCCTATCAATGAATCTACTAATCCAATCATTCTGCACCCCAAGACATCCAGATACCTACAGCCAATGCTGTTAAAATAGATGTTGTTAACATTCTAGCAACTGTTTGACCTACAGTAGATTTAGTTGCTCTCCAAGAATCTAAAAGACCTCTTAACTCTTTTACATCATTATAGGCTTCTTCGTCTGACAACCCGATATCTTTTAGTGCCTGTTTAGCTCCCTTTTCAGCAGCTTGTTGAATTATAGTTTCTAACTCTTGCTGTTCCATATTTATATACCATTCTACAATATAATGGAAGTGGCTCCCATTACAGTTACAAATATTAATATTACTACAACACCTACAATTGTTAAGTCTATAAATGCTGCTTTTGTTTGAGCGGCCTCTTTAGCTGCTTTAATTCTAGCGTTTCTTATTCGGGATCTTTCTCGTATCATTTCAGTCCAAAGATGTCCGTTACCTGTCCATAAAAATATATCTTTCAATTCACGTTCTAGATTTTCTGCACGTTGTTTCTGTAGAGTTACTTCTAATGCTTGAGCTTCTACAGATTTTCCTCCAAACAATTTCTGAATCTTGCTAGGGTTGGTTGCTTTCTGTTCTAAAATACTTACTTCTTCTCTGGCATCCCAGAAAGCACCTATAGCCCTGCTTAAATCTTGTAGCTCTTGTCCTTTGTGTACTGCCTTCTTAATAAAATTGAAGGCTTGGTTAGCCGCTGATACGGCTGCTATTATTTCTACGGCCATATTAGTAAATCCTTATCCCATCTTGAGTTGGGTCTACTAAAAGCGGCTTGCAATATGTCGTTATTACTAAAGTGCTTGGACTTCCTCTGCGTCTTAACTTAGCAGCAAAGCTATTGCAAGTGTCAATGTTTCTAAAGCACATAGACTCTGAGCAGTTATCGTTAGCTACCTCTAAACCGCCTATGGTCATAATTAAAACGAATACGTGAATCACTCATCTTACTCTGGCTCTACAGGCCAATCATCGTCTGAAAGATTAGGGAAGTTTTCATGTGCCGTGATGTCCCTAAGAGCCTGTCTATAGGTAGCCATATCGGTAGACATAGTAACGTCAGACATACCCATCCAATCTGTCTCCGCTAGTTTGGTGTTTCTAGTAGTTCTAACACCCGCCGCCGCAGTTGCATCAAGCTGTGCTTGGTACGCTGTCTCATGCTCTGCTTTAGTAGTAGTAACACCGTCTTCTGTAGTGTCTGCAAACATATCTGTTTCTATGTAAGCCTCTACCCAGTTACCGTTAGCGTCCTGCACTGCGCCGTTGCGATTAACTTGTTTATAGGCTGCACTTGCTTCGGGCTTGGGTGCTGCGAGTACAGGGTCTATCCCTAAGAACTCGCAAGTGTCTGCATCCCATACTCGTGGGAGGGATGTGTTGCTATGCATTCTTCTGACTTCGCCTTGAGTTTTGACTTCGCCAGTTGATTGAATACGATACTCCATAGTTGATATTCCTATGCTATTGCTAAAAAGATATAAGTGCCGCCACTGGCATTAAGCGCAGCAGGGGCAGATGATGTTACTGTAAATCCACTAGACAATGGGTCTATGTAGTCTGTTGAGGTGTTTGCCCCACCTTCAAATATAACATAGGGATCATTACCTGCTACTATGCCTCTTGCGCTATCCCAGACGTACCAATCGCCATCACCGTTAGACCTTTTGATAAGAATAAATCTAGCACCTGCGCTAAAACCACAGTCTACGTTTACATTAGACCCTGTGCCGCTATATGAGCCAACCTTTGTAACGCCATCTAGTGTTGCCCACAACCAAGCCACATATTTATATGATCCTGAATTAACGGCTGCGGAAGAACTTACAGTAAATGTGGTTGCACTTGGAGTGGTGCTATTCCAAAAACCACCGTAGCCGCTTCCATCTCCATTCACTAAAAGAGCTGCGGTGTTTCCAGTAGCTTTATGATAAACCCAGTGAGCCTCATTGCCTGTACTGTACGCTTTTACAAACATCATTTCTGGTATAGCTTGAAGATTGTGAGTAACTGCGCGTCCTGCTGTTCC